CCAGCCGTTATCTTCAACGGTGGTGTGGTTGTCTGACAGTTTCACGCTGAGAGTAGGAGTTCGCAATGTGTCGAACGACCATTCAGCGATAACTTTCTCTTTCGATAGTTCCTGAATCTGGTCGAAGTTCTGCTGCGTGATTTGAACCTCGCGCTTAATGTGCATAACGGGGAAATTCTTGATTCGTGTCAGCTGTTGCTCGCGTTGCCAATGTTCCTCGATGATCCGAAATGCATTGAGTGCATAGACCTGGCTCTTTGTGTCGGTATGGTCGAAGTTCACCATTTTGCCCGGCTCATCCATCAACTCAATGCGACAGACGAGAAAATCTCCGTTGTAGTCGATTTCGATTTTCATATTCAGTCCTCCTTTGATTTGATAATCTTGCAGCCGGCGAAACTATCTGGCCGGATATATCTCGCATGGACATGCGGATTGCCATTCTTGCCAATCTTATGGCACACTATCCAGGGTGAATACTTACCGTCTGCGCCTTCAATTTCTACTTGGAAGTTCGAACGGTCGCTGAGTTCTACGATGTCGCCACGCTTCACTCCGTACTTCTCGCAGAAGTCGGAAAAGATGCGATCGTTCTTCTCTATCATTAGCCTTTCTTTTCTGTCTTGTAAGAAGGATATTTCAAGGGTAGTCTTGTCGATGTCCTCGTTTATTTCTTTTAATTGTCTCATAGCTATTTATTCTTTTAGGATGTTTACTTTTTGTTTTTGTTTGAAAATGATTCTCGCTTTATCTTCATAACTTAATATTTAATACTTCTTTCCGCCATGCTTGTAGGGGCGCAATTCGTTGTACCTCATTTTCCACTCGATATGCTGCCAGAGGTCGATATTGAGATGCTCTGCCCATTCGAACATGTACGAAACGCTGTCGCTGATAGTCATGGGGAACCATCCCAAAACTTCTGAAACCAAGCACCAGGCATTGACGATAAAACTGTTTCTGTCGTTATACATTGATTCATCAATAGGAATGCCGCACCATTGCATGTCATCGCCATGTATCTCCTGAGCCATATCGACCAGACGGATGACAATGTCGGCAAACTCTTCTTCGATGCTTCCTTTGATGTAGTTCTTGTAAAATGCCATGTACTTACATTTTTCCACTAAGATGCATCCGTGAGTAAGTCCTTTCTTAAACCCTGCATCATCTGAACGTCTGCCGTTTCGATCAGCTTCCACAGCCTCTGCTACTTCTGTCATTATCAGACCGCAATGATGTTCAAACGAAAGGGGCTTGTCATGCCATCCGTGCTCTTTTGCTATTTTCCAGACTCGCTTTTGTAATTCAGCCAGGCGCTTGGGTTCCAGATAATTCTTTGTTTCCATAGGAGTTTTATTTTTTAGTTTTACATTTAATGTTGTAGTCCATTCTGCCCCAGCCACCGGAGGCTGTCATGCTGTCGATGGGGAGGTCCATGGCCTGGGAGAAGTTTTCGTCGACGATACTTGCCACGTCAATATTACCGCCGCGATAGCTGCATCTGACGCACGTGTCGAACTTTTTACCTTCTTCTGGGATTTTGATGTGGACATCTCCTTGGTCGCTTTTGTATTTCTCGCAGATATAGATGAGGAATTCGCGGACCTTCATACCTTCTACCCCCATCACCTTATAGCCCTGCGTGCCATCGCTGCCCATCGGTGTTATCGGATGCAGTACGATGTTTCTTTGTTTCTTCGCGTCGGACGTGCAAGCGCTTCGCGCCTCTACGGTTCGTCTGTCGTTGAAATAACTCGCGGTGAACATTATATCTATTTCCTCGCCCATGAAGGTGATAGGTGTCTCCTTGGCGTTTAAGTTCTTGGCGAGCTCCTTTGCTTTCTCGATCAATTCTTGTAATGTCATAGCTATTTATTCTTTTTAGGTTGTGAATGATAGGGTGGGGGGATGGTCGTAACCATCCCAACCCTGTTGTCTTAGCGGTTGCGCTTTGCCATGATCTTCGCCTTGCGGTGGTTCTGCTTGGCCTTGGCGCTGCCTGTGTAATACTTGCCGAATTCTCCGGCGTTACCTGGTTCGAATTTTGTTTTGATACCTGGATACTTTGACATAATTGTAAATTTTAAAGTGAATTATTTGTTAATCATTTTTTCGGCAGAATTATAGAGAATAAAACCTGTAAGCAGCATCTGGACGGGATCGACCTTGCAGGCCTCCGACTCGCTGCGCTTTACCGGCTTGAGATTGCCCATACCATCGTTCGACTCCTGAAGCTTCACACAACCGAAGCAATACGGCCAGAGTGAGTTGGGGGATAAGTGTATCAGCGGCTGTGGTATCATGTGGCCAGCGCCATCATCAACGGCTCGTTTTACCAAGTAGTCGAACTGCTTGACCACGGGGCTATAGTTACCAAAGCTTTGCTTTACGGACACCACGCTCTTTGATGGGTCGAAGCCTTCCTCAAATACCCATTGGGTTAGGGCGTTTACAACCGTCGCCGCGTTGTACGGGTCGTAGCCGAAAGCGCCGAAGTAGATGCCTTTGTCGTAAAGCTGCTTGATGCGGTTCACCGGCCACGCTGGCTCGAACGTCTTACCTGGCACGATGGTGATATACCCCTTGTCGGCCCACTTGTAGATCAGTTCGCGGATGGGGCTGTCGTTAGCCGCCTGCTCGCTGATATACACGTCCATGTCGCCAAAGAATTCGCCTGTGTTCACGTTGTACGCCAGGAAGGCTGTTCCGTTCAGGTCGTCACCCTTAGAAAAGTCCATGCCGCCGAATACGATCCATCCTCTTTCCTCTGTGCACTCGTCGATGCTCCGTGGACCAGGCTCCCCGTTCTGTAGCTGCCAGGGCTTCTGTATATCGCGTATCTCTGCCGCCTTGATCCATTCCTTCAGCGAACCGGATGCGTAGACGTTGAACAGCTTGGCAAAGAGCTCCGATCGCGTCATCTTACCGTTGTACATGTCGGTGATAGAGTCTTCGTAGAACTGGTGCTGGCAGGTGATACCCAGCATGGGGTTGATCTTCCTGCGGATGTCCAGGCTATGCAGCAGGTATTCTTCGTCGTGCTTCTCCCAGTCGTCGGGCTCCAGAAGCAGGCACAGCTGGCGGTCGTCGCTCAATGTGGGCGTCTCTTCGCCTGTCTCATACTTCAGTTCCCGCAGCAGCGACTCATGCAGTCCGGCCAGCATCTCGATGAATGGTCCGCTGGTGATGGTGCCTGCCGTGGTGGTACCAAAGGTCAGGCCCTCGCGTCGTGGTCCCATGGACGATCGCATCACGCTGATAAGGTTCTGCATGTCCGACTTGCCATTCGTGTAGGGTGCGCTGCCATACTCGTCCCAGTTCACCAGCTCTGCAAACGGGCCGTCCTTGCTCTTGCCGCCTGCTGTGAGGGGGATAATCAAGGAGTTGCGTACAGAATGGAACTTAGGCTTCCACCAGATACCCTTTTTGGTGATATTAAAGCGATGGTGCGTGTCGAGTGCCGACAGTAGGAACGTGGTTCGCTCGAACAGAATGCGGCTCTGCCACTCTGCATTCGCGCAGCAATACACCTCGCTGTTGTAGTCGCCCAGGATGAAGAACACCGTCTGGATGAAAGCACTAAGTCCTGTCTTATCGGTTTTTCGTGGTGAGTACATCACGAAGTAGTTACACAGTCTTCGGAAGTCCTCCACGATACCATCTTCACGCACGCGCTCAGTTAGCAGTAGCTCGTCCTTGTCGCTTTCGTGTACATGCGTGTCGAACCAATGGTGGAAGCCGAAAACGGAGGCAAGCACGAATACCTGGAACGGTTGCCAGCGATAGACATGTGCGCCGTCGGTTCCGGGGCACTTGATGCCGCCTGATACGTAGCGCATCCGCCCGTTGGCGTCGGGCTGCCAATTTCCCTCGCGCATGTGGATGATCTGCTGCACCTTGCGCTCGTTGTATTCGTAGGTCCTGAGTAGGCGCAGGAACTTCACGCCTCCCAGGATCTCATAGCCATTGTGCGCATCTGGGTAAACGGCCAGGTGTACGAAGTAGCTTTTCAGGCGAGGGTCTATCGCCGCCAAGCAGTCTGCCATGTCCTTATGGGATGACACTTTTTCGTACAGGCGTTTGTACAGGATGTCAACGGCTTGTTGTTTCTCTTCTTGCGTCATAATCAATCGTTGATTAGCATCGGCATTGCCAGGATAGTAATCTCTGTATCTTTGTACTGGTTCTCAGGCTCCAGCAGGAAGGCGGTCGTCGGGTGCTTCATCTTCAGTCGCACGCTGTGGCAGTCGATGTAGCCCAGAGCTTTGGCGATGGTGCTACCCTTCATACCAATGGTGAATGGATCTGTACAGTTATACTCGCAGGCCACAATGTCTGTGGCGCCCTCGTTGAATGTCGGCTCACTACTTGCTATTTCGAGCTGTGAGTCCTCAAAGTGGAGTGTCAGCATCTTGGTGGCATCGGGTGAGAATGGCAGGGTGCGCTTGATACTCGTTGCGAGGGCCGACTTGTCGAGCAGCGCTTCGATGTGGTTGTCCGAAGGTATAATCGAGTTGTACTTCGGATAGTTGCCATCAATCAGGCTGAAGGTAAGCACGTAGGCGTCTGTCTCGATCTGCATCTTGCCTTCGCTGGTCCGCATGATCACGGGGTTGTCGTCGTTGAGTGTGTCGGCCAGCATCTTGGCAATTTTGGTTGGGATGATGACAGAGATCTTGTCGTCGAGGTCGTAGCCTTCTCCGGTCAGACGTGTGCGGACCAGCGCTTTGCCATCAGACGCCACGACATCAAGCGCGTTGTACTTGGCTACTGAGCAGAGGTGCACGCCACACATAACTGGGCGCAGCGTGTTGGTATCAGCAGCCCACAAGCACCGATTGATGGCATCGCCCAGTCGGCCTGCCTCCAGTAGTTCGGAGTTGCCGGTCCACATGCCTGGCATCTGATAGACGGGATACTCGTCGGCGCAATCGCCAGCGAAATGCACGCTACCGGTTGAGTGTGTCAGGGTGACGGTTACGTCTTCGGCATACTCTATCACGATGGGCTCATCTGATAGCGAGCTCAACGCTGTGCGCAACTTGGCTGCATTCACACAGAACTTGCCCGCGCTGTCGCAGTCTTCGATGTCGCGCTGTAGCATGATGCTGTACTCACCATTGCCTGCTGTCATGGTCAGCTCGTTGTCTTTCACGTCGCAGAGGATGTCGGCGAGGATAGGCATGGCGTTTCTGTTGTCGATTACTTTCTGAATGATGACGACTGCACCTTCCAGTTCTAATTTTGAGATTGTAAACTTCATAACTTACTATTTTTTTAGGGATTGATAATTAACGTCCTTGCATCACGTCGAGTACGGGGTCGTAGGTGTCGGCATTTGCGCCTCTACCGCTGCCGCCATTGGATTCTACCTTACCTTTAGCGGTGTTGTAGTTCAGGCCCAGCGCCTGGTACTGATCCATCAAGGTTTTCTGTATCTGGATATACTTGTCGATGAGTGGATTCACCTCGCGCTTGGGCTGCTTCATCGAGCCCGTGGTGTAGGTGATTAGCGAGGCCTTGTCGAGATCCTTCTGTAGCTTGTCGAGGATGACCATGTTCATGGCCGTGGCTCTTAGCTGTGGAGTCAGCCAGAGGTCGAAAGCGTTTCCGGTTCTTAGCTCCACCATCTTGGTGAGCTCGTCCACGTAGTCGCTTATCGTCTTCGCCTTTGGCTTGGGTGTTGTTTTCTTCTTGGTGGCCATATCTATTTCTTTTTTCTTGGTTTTCGGAACTTGAACTTAGGCATGAGCTTGGTAATCTGTTCGTGCTCATAGGGCATGCGATACTTGATGTAGGCATCGGTGGGGATTCCCATGATCTGACCAGGTAGCGTGATCCACGCATCCCATAGGTTGTCACATGGCCGGTGTAGCAGGTGGCCCGACTCTTTCCAGGCTTTGGCGCTGTTGGATATGCCCTTCGACTTGATGCGGGGGAATCCTACACGCTGCTGTCCGTTTTCGTC